CCTACTTGATCGAAGCGACAACACAAACTGACAGCTTCCTACAGAGTGGGGTAGTGCAACCTTTGGCAGAATTAAATTTATCCGCAGAGCGTGGTGGCGATTTCGTCAAGCTCCCTTTTTATAAAGCAAATTTATCTGGAGATTTTGAAGTCTTAACAGATTCAACATCATTAACACCTAGCAAGATCACTGCTGACAACCAAATTGGAGTTGTACTTCATAGAGGTAGAGCTTTCAGTTCTAGAGATTTAGCTTCACTTGCAGTAGGTGGTGGCATAGATCCTATGGCTGCTATTGCTCAGAAGATGGCTGCTTATGTAAACAACCAAAAGCAAAAGGATTTATATTCTTGCTTAACTGGTGCATTTGGATCTATCAACGCAAACTCAAGTAGTTCAGCTTTATTTGATTTAACGATTGACAGTGAATCTGGTGATACTCCTACAGTATTAAGCCCTCGTCATATCGCAAGAGCAAAATCTAAGCTTGGAGATCAGGGCGGCAAGCTTACAGCAATAGCAATGCACTCTAATGTTTATGGTGATTTGCTAGAGCGTAACATGATTGATCGCATCTATGACAACACAGGCGCACCAGACGGAGACGCAACAGGTGGTAGCACAACAAGAGCTTTTGATGGCCCTAATGTTGTTGAGACATTTGGTGGTTTAAGAATTATCGTTTCTGACGATATTCCAACAACAGGATCTGGAGCTTCAACAGAGTATTCAACATTCTTCTTTACACAAGGAGCAGTTGTTACAGGTGAGCAAGCACCAATCAGAACACAAACAGATAGAGACATTCTTGCTCTTGAGGAAGCAATGGCAGTGGATCTCCACTATATCTATCACCCAGTAGGTCTTAAGTACGCAGTTTCAACAGTTAACCCAAGCAGAACAGTCTTGGAAACAGTTGGTTCATGGTCGAAAGTGTATGAGACAAAGAACATAGGTATTGTTCGTGCAACAAACGTATCTAATCAGGATTAATCATGCCATCACTATTTGAAGTAACTGCTGGGTCTTTAGTAGGCCCAACAGACGGTGGAACTGTAACTCAGGCCACAAACAAATCAACAGGTGTAACTCTAAACACAGAGTCTGGTCAAATCACAATGAACAATGCACAGCTTGACGCTGGCACAGAAGTATCTTTCACAGTAACTAACAGCAAGATTGCAGCAACAGACGTTGTTGTAGCTTGTCATGGTTCTGCTGGAACTGCTGGTTCATATTTGGTAAATGCAAATGCGATAGCTGCTGGATCTTTTGCGGTCACAGTTTCTAACGTATCTGCTGGAAACCTTAGTGAAGCTATTGTTATTAACTTTGTTGCTCTTAAGGGTGCATCAAGCTAATGGCTATGTTCGCTTTTAGGCGAATGAGAGAACAAAATGAGGCTGTCGGAAAGGCAGCTTCACTTGTTCAAACTCTAGAAAAGCCAAAACCAAAATCTAAGCCCAAAAAGGTAAAACTCAATGGCGATAACTCTTGATGCTACTGTTGGCGGTGCTAACGCAAACACATATATAACTCTTGCTGATGCAAACACATTTATTGAGGGTTTAGTTCTCAGTGATGACGCTGCCGCATGGGACGGCTCAAGCAACGACAATAAAAATCGTGCTTTGTTTACAGCAGCCCAAAGAATAGACAGAGAGAAGTTTTTGGGAGCTAGGGTAGATGATACTCAAGCTTTGGAGTGGCCTAGATCAGGAGTGAGGAAGCCTGATACATACACCAACTTGTATGGTTTAAGTTTTCCAAATAGATTAGTCGCTGATTATTACCTTGATACTGAAATACCAGACAGGGTAAAACACGCACAGGTCATCTTGGCTGTATATCTAAACAACAATAGGAACGGGTTAGAACTAAGTGGCTTGGAGGACTTTGCTGCTGTAAGTATTGGAAATATAAATGTAACTCCTAGATTTTATGGGGCTACTGGTATTGATCGTATTCCACCAATAGTTGATCATTACTTGATGGGTATTAGAATAGGTGGAAGAGCAAACTTATCAATTAAGAGGTCTTAAAGTGAACTACGGCTATCAATACCCAGCAGGGTTAATCATTACAGATACAAATGCCCATACAGGCAGATTTGGCAAGGTGCATTGTCTATCTAACGCAGAGGTAACTTTAGTTGCTGAGAACTTAACAGAGAATGGATCTTCAACAATCAATGGTATAACCATGAAATCATCTTCGGAGATTGAGGGTGTAATCACAAGCATCACTCTTGCAAGTGGGCAGGTTATAGCTTATTCATTATGAGTCTTGCTAATGCACTAAAAAAAGCTGCTAGTGCTTCATTAAAGAAGCTTGGTGGTGATGTAACCATCAGACAGGTTACAGCAGGGGCATATAATACCACTACTGGAGCTATAACAGAATCTACATCTGATACAACCATTAAAGGTGCATTAAGTAATGTTTCAAGAAATCAAGTTAATGATTTAATTGAATCACAAGATAAGTTGCTTACTATATCTGCTGGTGATCTTACATTTGTTCCAACAACAAAGGACAGAGTAGTTATAAGTAGTGTTGAATTTAAAATTGTTCAAGTTGTTATAAATGAGCAAAATAATACACCTGTAAGTTTTGATCTTATCTTGAGGTAAACATGGCAAGGCAAATCAGAATAGATCAGATCCCAGACGTAATGGAAGATGCAATAGTATTTCTTGTACAGGCAACTACTTTGGAGTGGACATCAAGAGTGAAAAAGGCTACACCAGTTGACACTGGTAGGCTACGGAACTCATGGCAGACTGAGATAAAACCAACTAGCGGAACCATAATCAATAACTTACCCTATGCAGAGCCAGTTTGTTATGGTGAAAACCTACCCCCATCATGGAAAGATCAATATAGAACTAGACAAGATACAACTGCTGGATTTCCAGAACTAATTGCAAAAGAATTACAAAAGTGGGCTGATGATGAATATGAAAAAATTAAAAGGAGGTTATAGTGGCTGCTACAGATTTAAATACAGTTAGATCCACAATAGAGGCTAGGTTAGCCACAGAGCTTGCTTCAAGTCCAGCTATACCTGTTGTATTTAACAACATGACCTTTGATTCAACAGCAGAAGATACTTTTGTTCAATGCGTCACAAGCTTTGGAAATAACTCATATCTAACTCAGGGAGGAACAACAGACTCTGACAATCAGATTGATGGTCTTGTTTTATTGAATGTATTTACAGAGGAAGGTTTAGGGGCAGGGTCTAACTTTACAATTTGCAAAAGACTAAGGGACTTATACAATAGAATTACAGTATCAAGTGTTATTTTTGATGCACCTATTGGCCCTGAGATTCTTACCTCAAGTCCAGAAGGTAAGTTTCAAACTCAAATCAGAATAACATTTACAATTTACGAGGATCTTTAATCATGCCAAAGCTTGTTATTACAGAAGAAATGCTAGACGCTATCGAAGCTGTCAAAGGTGTAAGAGATCCACAATATTGGGATCCTAATTGCAAAAGATATATGGAGAGTCAACAAAAATCTAAAAAAGATGTAAAAACTTCCGAAAAGAGTTAATATATTTATAAATCTTTCTTTTTTTTGTCATGGCAGCTATCAGAGGCGA